ACGCAGATTTGTTTCACTTGCGTCTAAAAGTTGACCTAATCCTGTATTAGTTTCTTGATCGTCATAGTTGTCTACTGTGAGTATGTCCATGTCTGCTGTAACAACATTACGACTTGCAGCAAACAGTGTATATGATTTTAAGTCAACGTCTTTGCCATCTGTGACTGCTACAATAAAGTCATATGTTTTGTTTACACTTTTAGTTCTAAAGTCCCATTCTCCGATGTCAAAGTTATTGACATCAAATCCAGGAGTACCTGTTACATCTTCAAAAGGAGTAATGTATCCAATAATCTTACCATCGGTTGTAACTTCTAATCCACTAGGCAAGTTGCCACTTTGCAGTTTCCAAGTTAGTGTATCTTGCGGATCAGGGTCTGTAGCAGTAAGTTGTACATCAACTTTATCGCCATCGAAAAACGCACCTAAATCACTTGCAGGTTCCGAAGTAATCACAGGAGCATCTTGTCCTGTGACAGTCATTTCAAACACACGGTCTGCTACACTGCCATCATCACTTACAGCTCTTACAATAAACTTACTGGTAACATCTTGTGCTACTTCTTTAGGAACACCTTGGATATAATCATAGTTCTTAGGATTGCCTTCTACAACACCATTGCGTGTCACTCTAATGCCAACAGGCAATACGCCACTCAAGTATTTGTAACTTGTGGCATTGGCTGCGTTTAGTTGAACTTGGTAAAACTCGCCTTCTACGACTGTACCTAGATCACCAGGTGGTGTAACCCATACTGGAGGCAACATACTATATACTCCTCGTTATATGTAGTATTTATCAACCCTACCAGGTGTCACCGCTCCATGCAACACGCTTCCAAATGTTTGCTGAACCGTCGTAATCTGCTGTTGCATAGTAGATATAGTTGCCGTCAAAGGCAAAATCGCCTGCAGTATCGCCGCTAACGCCTATACTGCTTGCAGGTGTGTGGCTTTGTACAATACGCATGCGGTCACCACCGGCAGTGATGTCTGCACCTGCATCAACATCTTGTACAAAAATATCTTTAAAACGCAGACTAGTACCGCCAATATCATATGTTTGATCAGTGTCGGGAACAATACTGCTGTCTAATCTGCCTGTAATAGTTACTGTGTCAGCACTGCTGTCACCTAGGTCAACGTTTCCATTAAAGGTTGCTGTGCCACTTGCTATGAGTGTTGCTGTAGTAATACTTGTAGTGTTTGCTACTGCATTTACATTAAGTGTGCCATCTATTACGGCACTACCATCAATGTTTGCAGCACCATCTACTTGCAGTGTAGCACCACGAGTTTCGCCAGTAGCTCTAAGATCACCAGTTACACTAGCATCGCTTTGAATGTTTACAATGCCTGTGCCATTGGGATCAATAACAACGTTTTCGTTGCTTACATCTCCAATAATCTTGTTATCAACAAATCTAAGTCTACTTAGACTAGTACCACCAAGTTCGTCGTAAACTTCTGTAAAGTTGTCGTTTACCTTTACAAATGCGGCACGAAGTGAATCGCCTGTGCCGTCGTCTGCATTAGTACCTACATTAATGGTTGCCTTTGCCATTGTCTATCCTTAACTTACAGCGTAGTATGGTACAACGTATGCTGTGCCGTTAACTTTTAGTTGGAAGTATCCAGTTGGAGTTGCTGGTAGCGCAGTTGCTCCACCTGCCGCTCCTACTGTCGTTTGTGCAGTTGTGTTGTAGTCAATAAGACCAGTACCGCTAGGATCAATAACTAGGTCTTGGTTACTGCGCTCTGTACCGATTCTTGTACCACCAACAAATACATCTCCAACTTGTAGTCTGCCTGTTGATTCAGTAAATGTAAACTCGCCGTTGAAACTTACATCACCGTCACTGTCAACAAATGCCACTGCATTGTCTGTATGGTCTGTAAAACGAAGTTCGCTTGCTGTTGCTAATACGACACGACCAGTGCCGTTTGGATCTAGGATAATGTTGCCGTTGGTGTTATCACTAGCAACGGTGTTGCCTGTGATAGTTACATTGTTACCACTTGATGCAGTACTGTACAAATACAGCTCATCAAAGTTATCGTTGATTTTGTCAAAGGCAGTGCGTAACGGATCGCCTGTTCCGTCATTGGCGCTACTACCAATATTAATACTTTGTTTCGGCATTATTAGAACTCCTAACTTACTGTATATTTATCCAGTAGCAGGAAAAAGATTTACAAAGTTAAGTTCTCTAGTGGTCTTGTTGGATTTACACCTAAGAAATCGCCCCATTTGCCATAGTAGTGTCGCATACCAACTTCATCATGTATAGTAGAGTTCTCATGTCTTCCGTGCAGAATGTTTCTTGATTCTGTACCTTCACGCATTGTAGTGCCTTGCCCTGCAACGCCAATAAGGTCTTCGTGCAGATTGCGTCCAAATGGACCCCAGATACTGTTGTGGTGTTTAATGCGTGTGTGTCTCTCAGCAGGTGTGTCAATGCGCAGCCCATAACCTCTGAACTCGATTAAGACTCGATTAGGACCTAGTGGAGTTACTGTGTCACTACGATAGGCACTGCCCCGTAAGTTGAAGTTATAGCCTGGGAAGAGGTCGACCATGTACCACTGGTTGGGCGGCAGATTGGGAAAAGATAACTCCCCTCTATCCTCAAAGCCGTCATACTCAGTATAGTTAACAGTAAAGCTACTGACGTTAACATGACCATTATCAAAAGGAACATTTTTTCTAGCGAAATATTCATCGTTAAAACCGCTCACTCTGTTAAAGTAGTGCATGAAATCGTGATAAAACTCGCTATTAGTATCATGCCACAACTTGTAGTTGGTGTCAATGATTGCTTTGTGATAGTGAAACACTTCTAGTTCTTCAGTATCAATAGCATCTGCTATGCAATCAAATGCACCTGCTGTCCACTGTTCTACATCCTGAGTAGGATTTGGATCCAGTGTTACCCAAACCATTTGTCCGTGCTTTACTTCGCAATGCAGTTGTGTTCCATCTATAGGCCCACTTAGTGTACCTGCTGGCTGTGTAATGCCTGTGTCTCGAAGAGCACGAACACCGTCCGTTGTATTTACTGCTATTACAGGAACGCCTGCTATTGTAGTTGTGCGGAAATCGCCTAGTTCATACATCTCGCTCAAGTGGCATATAGGCACCCAAACTTTACCGAAGATCAACTCTTGTTCTGCTAGGTAAACTTCGTGATTATTGTAGCATTCACTGCTGATGTATTCTATGTTTGGTTGCTTTAACCAGTTGGTATGATTGCGTGGTGGCATAGTAAACTCCTTACTATACAATATTTACATATAGCATGGAGTAATGTCAAAGATTATCTGTCTATTAGGGAATAGGTATAAACTATTATACAGCAAAACTTTCGCCGCAGCCGCAACTTGCTACAGCATTGGGATTGACGACTTGTAGATAACTGCCGCCTAGTTCTGTAATATAATCAACGGTACAGCCCATTACAAACATTTCTGCAATAGGGTCTACATGTAGATTGCCTACGGTAGGTTCTTTGTCTGTAACATCCCAAATATAAGTAAAACCGCTGCATCCTCCGCCTTTTACACTTAGGTAAACATTGGGATCTCCAACGGTTTTAAGATATTGTTCTGCTTTTTCAGTTAGTGTGATCATACTATTATTTATTGGCGATGTGTGCTACAAGTTTATCAAACAGTAACTTGTTAGATCTAGGGCCAGGATGTACATTGTCATCTGCTCTGTCTAATCTGTTGTCATAAAAACTATAGTCAAGCCATTCTATTGTGTTATCAAAATCTATGCTTGTCAGTATATTTCTAAGATCGTTGAGTTTTTCTGATATGTATTCGTCAGGTCTATTTTCAAAATCTAACATGTCTTTTATGTCACTAGTAAGATTGCAATCAAAAACTTCTCGACAAAGTGTGTTTGTTCCTTGTACAAAAACATATTTTCTATTCAAGTTTTTAAGTGCAAGTTCCAAACTTTTGACCTGAAGTAGAAATCTTTTAAGATTCATGTAACTATTATCAAAATGCTTGTAGTGCAACCGTGCATAGTCTTTTACACCGTTGATATCTGCATTTTTGCCTTCTGCAGGCGGGCCTAATATAGTATAGTCATCTACATTATTATGACTGCTATACATCCATCGTCTATGTGGGTATGACCATACTACAACCGCATAGTCATAACTAGTGTCAATGACTTGCTCTAATGTTCTGTAGAATATTTCTTCACAAGTTCCAGCGTTGATTCCTATGT